GCACTAGCACGATACATCTTAAAAAAGTTCATGGTATTCTCATCAACTTTAAACATTCTTGATCTGCAATAAGATGTCCCAATTACCCAAAGTTTGAAATCATTTTCCCACTTTGATCTAGGTGTAGTAATAGACTTGTCATCATTTGAAGATGTACTGAAACCCAAAAATTTATTTACTGCACTCTCATCATTATAATATTTTGGATTTCTTTTTGAGTAGTCATTATCAATAGATAAATGAAAATCTGGGTTAAGACCTTTTGCTCTCATCTCATCACGATAATATGCTCTTGCAAATTTTCTACCCATATCAAATCTAACATTGACCTCATCATCTGCTTGATACTCTTTACCCTCATCATCAACTTTAGTTATTGGCATTGTGATATTAAAACAATTATCATTGTATAATTCGCCACCACTACCACTATATTTTTTTATCATTCTTCTAATTGTGTCAACATCTTCCTGTGGTTGATGAAACCTTACAACTCTTTCAATAGCAACTTTTGCTTTTTCTCTCATAGCGTTGTATTGTTCTTTTGCATTAATCAATTTGTCTTTTACTTTATCTTCATAAAAAGATTGAAATTGATCTGCAATCACTTTTCGCTTTTCTGCGTTAAGTGTTATTTTCTTTGTAGTCATATTTTTTACCTTTCTGTTAATAATTTATTTTTAACACTTGACAATAGGATAGTCAAGGATTATATTGTATTTAATTAAGTTAATTTAGAATTAAAGCTATAGGCTTAATTGGGACAACTTCTGGTTGTGGTGTAAAGTAGATTGAAAGAGATCCAAACACACGCACAGCTAGAACTGATCCCTGGTCCAGTTAGTACCACAATAGTACCGGTTGCGGGCGAAAGCTGGACCAGGGATCAGTGGCAAGGCGCACGCGTGTGCCCCCGCTGGTCCAGCTGGGATGGGCCGCGCATTGTGCGTGGACCCTGAAGCTGCAAGAAAGGAATTATGGCAAGAAACGGTTCAGAAAGTATTCAGGTTTTAATTAACCACTGGCGCTGGCTCGAGGCCAACGGCTACAAGCAGCAAGCTGCAAGCTGCAAGCGTCAAGCCGCAAGCTTGACAAGAAAACAATATAGGATTATAAAGGAAGTAGAAAGAAAAAATGAAAACAAGTGAAGCTTTAAAAATTATAGGCGGCAGCCTGAGCAAGCCTAGCAAGATGCCGGGCTGGTCGATAGGTTTACCTGCCAAAGAATGCAAGACAGGCGGCAAGCTCCAGAAGGTCCCGGGCAGCGTATGCTTCGACTGTTATGCTCTGAAGGGCTGCTACGTCTTCAAGGTTGTTCAGGATGCACAGTATCGAAGGCTGGCTGCTATTAAGAGCTCGGACTGGGTTGAAGCAATGGCTCACCTGATCAACAGCAAGAAACCCGATGTCTTTAGATGGCACGATAGCGGCGACGTCCAGGATCTGGATCATCTTAAAAAAATTTACAAAGTCTGTGAGCTCACGCCAGCAAAGCGTCATTGGCTCCCGACTCGTGAAGCTTGGATAAAGGACCACCTGACAGACAAGCCAGACAATTTAGTCATACGATTTAGCGCCCCCATGGTGAACCAGCGGGCGCCTGAGTCGTGGCCCAACTCTTCAATGGTAGTCGACAAAGGTTTTCACACCTGCCCGGCCCCAGCTCAAGACAACGAGTGTCGAGACTGTAGACAATGTTGGGATCCTAAAGTAAAAGTTATTTCATACGGAAAACATTGAAATGTTTAGACACCCAAAATATTATAAAGAATTACGCAAGCTACGTAATAATCTGGATCAGGCAATTAGCTCAAAGAACTCGACGGAGGAATCAGAGCGTTCGCCTGGTCCGGGCCCCAAGCCTCAAGCAGCAAGCGACAAGCCACAAGCTTCAAGCTCCAAGCTGGTCAAGCCACAAGCTACAAGCTTCAAGTCCCGTGGCTAAAGCTTCAAGCTTCAAGCCGCAAGCTTCAAGCGCCAAGATCCCTGAACCAGGGAACAAATAATACTCAACATGTTTCAAGGACCTCGGATCGAGGGCCTGGACTAAGATAAAACTGTTACGCGGATGCTTAACATGAAAGCTAATTTGATGTGGAGAAAGACGTACCTTGTTACTTTTCGTAACTTTAAGTTCTACTGTGAAAAAGGTGCCAGAATTATTGTAGCCCAATAGATCAGGAGTACCGGAAGAGCTAAGGTTTTCAAGTCGAATCCAAGAAATAGACTTAATATTTTTCTTAAGTTTTTGATATAATTTACGCTCTGGTCCCATGCATTTTTCAAGGTTACTCCTGTGTTCAATTGTTAATAATCTTTTACGTAACCAGGAGGTAAAATTAGTTTTTCTTCTTTGTTTGGTTTTAAAACGACACGCAAAGAATTATCCAGTGGATTATTACTTTGGTGAACTTCAATCCGTTTGATCTCCTCTAGGTAACCTTTACGAGTCATGATATATATTTTTGCATCACTAACTGCATTACCTCTACGACCTTGCTGTCCTTCAGTAAACTTTTCTAAATATTCTTGCAGGTGTTTGACGTACATTATTTAACCACCTGACGACTTAAATCTTCTATCACTTTTTTATAGCCATGCAATAAATTTTCTAATCTTATACACTCTGACTTATATTTTTTTAATTCTTCTATTTCTGCTCGCAACATTTTAATTAACTGCTCATAGCCCTCGTTGTCTTTCATATTGACTTTATAGGATAGTTACCTTAAATTGTCAATCATGGGATTACCAAAAAGACTTACAGAAATGCAACAAAGGTTTGCTGAATTTTTAGTATTCGGTGGACCTGACGGACCAATGACACAGACAGAAGCAGCACTCGCTGCTGGATACAGTCCAAAACGTGCAAGACAGGAGGGATCAGAACTGACAAACCCAAGACACTCACCACTTGTTGTAAAATATATTGGTGAACTGAAAGAAGAAAGACTTAGAAAACATGAAGTTACCTACGAGGGACATGTAGCAGAACTTGCAAGACTTAGAGAAGCTGCTTTAAAAAAAGGATCGTTTTCTTCTGCAGTGAATGCGGAAGCAAACAGAGGAAAAGCAGCAGGATTATACATAGATAGAAAAATAATAAAAACAGGAAAATTAGAGGACATGTCAGAACAAGAGCTAGAAGCAAAAATGAAACAACTTTTAACCGACTACGGACAGATAATTGATGTAACTCCATCTAAAGTTTCTGAATCTTCTTTACCCAAGCCCGAGGAATCATCGTCCGATCCCCAAACGTAATACCATCATCATCTTTATCGTAAGAAGCAAATAATTTTATAGATTTATTATCTTTAGAATACAACCAACCCTCATTGACAGGTCTTGCAAGTTTCATCTTATCAAATTCTTTATCAGTAGCCCAGCCAGAGTCACTGACACAGTCAATCCACTCCACTCTGACTCTCGGATAAGGTATCTCGGGAGCACTATCAGTTGCGATTCGTTTTCGTCTTTTCCTAGGCATAATTTCTTATAATACAACTCTGCGAAGGTATACAGTGAATTTTGTATCCAAGGACAAAAAAGTTTTTGTTTTTCTGATTTACCCCTCGCAACCTTCGCAAGTCAGTAAATATGCGGATTCTAGCCTTCGCAGAACCCTCGCGGAACCCTCGCAGAATGACCCCGTACCTTCGCAGATTTTAATTTTCGGATACATTTTTGAATTTTCGGATAGATTTTTGCTTGACATACCTTCGCAGCGCGAAGGTTCAAACCCCTTTTGCGAAGGGTAAAACAAGTTTGCGAGCCCTACAAAACGTTTTTGTTTGCCTCATTTTTGACACAATATTTCCTCATTACGGACAACTTTTCTTCTGCCTTACCTATCTTGCCCAGCAAAGTGTCAACCTCACCTGTAATATCTACATGCTCTGGTATCACTAAATTATGTTCTTCGATACATTGTAATTTGTACAATGCATCTTCTATTTCTGCTTCGTATCTTTTTAGAAGCGTTCTAAACAACTTATCGTTCATCTTTCCATCTCCTTTTTATTATTTTACCATGCTCATCTTCGTACAAAATCCAAGATTTGTAACCGTCAAAATAGTAGCCATGTATTTTTCTTTTTACTTTCATTTAAAGTCCTCCTCTTTCATTGGTGTTGTTCTTTCTTTTTCGTCATGTAATAGGTCATAATACATGTCCAATCTTTTCAAAAAGCTATGTTTATAACGCCTTAATTCTGCCCCACTTACTACAAATTCTTGATAATATAGGTCAGGCGTGCATACCATGATAACTCCCTGCTCGATGTTTGATTGATGGACGTAGTCATGTGCCATGGCGTACGCTGCGATCTGCAGATAATAATCTTCGATCCATTCTTTCTTCTTTGGACGGTTAGCTTGCTTGAAGTCAACAACAGTTTCAAGATTGTTATGTAAACAGACAAGGTCTGTTGAGCCTGCGTACAGACCCGGATAGTATAACGTAACTTCCGAACCATAGTATTCCTCCACAGGTGTGAGACCCACGTCAATAACTTTTTGGGCCATGGCTTTCGCCTCCTGTCCGAGTGCTGTAAGATCATCGTAGCCCACTCCTGTGATATAGTTTTCCAGGAATTTGTGCATAGCTGTCCCCCGACTACTAGATACATTTTTGATTCGTTCTGCTTCTTGCTCTCCAACTTTAGCCTTCCAGTCTTTTAGAAATTGTTGATTTTTGGTTTTGCCTAATATCGTAGTCACACTAGGAAGTCTAGCACCATTTACATCATAGAGCCGTGTTCCTTGGTCCTCGATACGTGAGGCGTCAACGTAGGTATACTTATCACTACGCTTAATCTTTTTACCAATATTCTCGTACTCTAATAAATCTTTTTCTTCCATCATTCTAAGTCGTCAAACCTTTTTTTAGATTTATGGATTTCTCTATAAACCTTTCTTAATATTATAAAAGCTATACCAGCTCCTATTGATAGAGCGATAACTCCTACAAATAACATACCTAAAGCTTGTCCTGGTGTCATGTAACTTTCTCCAATGCGTCTCTAAACTTACCTTTATAGCCGTATGGTCCGTGATGAATGGTCGTTGAGTCTATGTTCGCATGTATTTTAAATTTAGACTTACGAGCTAATTCGCAAAAAGCAATATCTTCACCCTTAAATAAATGATCATCAAACGATGTATCAAAGAAGTTCCATAAACAATCTTCAGATGGGTTCTCATCAGTATTCTCAGCACCCATGATTTCAGCATTTATATTTTTTCTTTTTTCTTCAGGAAACTTAATCTGTAGGTCAGGGTTATCTTTTTTAAGTTTATCAAACACACCACGTTTTATCATCATTAAACCTGTGGGTCCTGCAGTAATCTCTACAAAACCTTTGGCTGATATTTCTATCTTATCATAGTTTTCAAATGATACCGGGTAAGATTCTTTCATGGTAGTATCTTTTAATCTATACGGAGTGCAACAAATATCATAGTTACCAGCTAACATTCTAAACACAGAGTCTGCACCAAACTGCATGTCAGCATCTACAAACAATAAAAAATCTTTCTTAGAATGTAAAAATCCAGCGGTAAGTAAATTACGACAATGGCTGATGTACGGACTCTTAGCTGTTCTAAATTCAGCAGGAATATTGTGCATTGTAAACTTATTAAATAAATTTAACAACGACAGACAAGTTTCTACTTTCATCATATCATAACAAGGTAAAGCTACAAATACAGTGGGTCTCATAGTTTTTCTTTTAATTCTTCAAGATACTTTTCATCTTCAGTTTTTTCATTCTTTAACATACCTTTACGTACCTGTGATAATGGTGCTGAGTCATGTACATTACCAGACACAGATACCCTCACACAATCAGAGTTAAATGGACTAACCCAGTGTTTTAACCACGCAGGAAAGATAAACATATCTCCTTCTTTTGGAAAGTATGACATGTAAGTTACGGCGTCTCTAGGTCCTTCACCATACATAAACTGTATGCCTCCAGGTCCACAACTTTTACCTTTATACGCTTCATTCTCTTCTTTTAATTTATCCGGTATCGATAAGTATATCACAAACGATAGTTTACCATCGTGATCGTGTGGTGGGTTAAACTCATACTGTCGTTGAAAGTTACACCACAAAGCAGTCAAAGCATACTCCGGTCTACCGTGTTCGTATTTTTTATTCTGGTATCTTTGAAACGCTTCATCGTAGATACCAAGATACGGTGATAGATAGGGTATAATTTTCTCACGTTGTTTCTCACTATAGCCAGTTTCTTTTCTAATCTGACCGGCTAGTCTATCACTAAAATCTTCTTCTGATTTTTTAGCTTCATCTAACAACACCTTTCTAAAATCATCTTGTATTTTAAATCTGGTAACACATGGTCCCCAGTTAAATGTATTGACTGATATTTTTATTTGTTCTTTTTCCATCTTTTACTCCTTAATATTTTAACATGTTTACGCCATGCCCACGCACTTAATTGTCCGGACCAACCCATGATCCAAATATAAAACTTTAGAATCATTCTAAACTCATCACCTTTTTATACTCATCTAAATTTATAACTTTACCTCCCATAATTTTATGTTCATTATAATGTTCCATAACCTGTGTAATCTTTGGTAACTTTGTGTGAGCCCAAGGCCAGATTAAACAACAAACATAGTATGCATCTCTAAATGTGCATCGCCATCTGTATTGCATTAAATATGGTGTGCCGTCTTTTCTTTTACCCTTTCTTGGTTTCTTGGTCAATGTTCCAACACCCAAGACTTCATGAACCCACATCAACACAGATTGATCCGTCATGGTAATCTCCATAGATAAACGTAAACTGTTTGAGATACGATAACCTTTACCTTTATGTTTCTTTTTCTTTTCAACACCACGTTTGAAATGTATCGAACCCTCTCCATCAAAGAGTCCTGCTATATATGCTCTGTCTGTTTCTGGTATCATTTATAACTCATCCATACTACCCATGCTAGTGTCATTACAAAACATACTATCAATATGTGATTACCAAGATTGGCAATACTTTTACCAACTGTTTTTGGATTTTTCGGATCTATAAATTTATTTATTTCCATTTTGTAAAAGCCACTTTACTGTTGTAGTTGTGGGATCAAATCCATCAAACTCTAGTTTAGTGCAACTTGTTAGAAGGACCGTCATCAATAAGATTATCATCAACCGTCTCATAAAGTTCTCCCTCCGAGTCGCAAGTCCAACATTGGTGGATCTCACTTCTATCTCTAAAATCTAATGCAGGATCACCATCAATTTTTGCAACCCTGACATACCCATTTCCGTGACATGTCTCACAGATGTACGCTCTGATTCTACCTTTTTTTAATTTTGCCATTTAGTTTTCTCGCTTTCTCATTTGCTAACGACTCAATAGTTTTTGCAACCGACAACTTTGCATCGGGCAATAATACCTTTGATAGTTTATCTAAAATAGCATATGTTTCTTTTGTCAGTGAAACATTTTTGTATTTACTCATGTCTGTCATAAGTGTTTCCTTTCATTTTAATAACCCATATATAGGTGATATTATAGGATTGTCAATGAAAATATTAATGAGTTTAATAATTTGTTCTAGTATTGCTGGTGAGTGCATGCCTCCCTATCCGTGGCCGGACACATTTCGGACACAATACGATTGCCTACACTTTGGGTATGAAGAGTCACAAAGAAAATTAGAAGAGATAGGCCGTGAAGATATAAACAAATACGGCATGTATATTAAGTTTACTTGCAGAATTGACGACTCGATTTGACAATGTGGCTAGATTATGGTAATGGCAAGAATCTTCTCACCATTACCTACCCTTATTTTTTCCCTCTTTAGGGTAGGTGTATCATCTGCACATACATCCAATAAGTGCATTACCATCTTCCATAATATGTAGATTTAATTTATCTACATACCCTGAAAGTTTTAATCTTAATATGTCACATAAATCAAAACAATCAACGTCGCTTGTCAAAACTATTCCATCCATCATCTGTTTTGTGACTGGAATTAGTTGATACAGGCCGTCGTTTAAAATTATTAGTTCCATGCATCTCCTCTATAAGTTTGTACCATAGTTTTTTATACTTTGGATCTTTTGTTTTGTTCCAAAGATTTGCTAGTTCATCTGGATCTTTTCTCTGTGCCATTTGATGTGCCTAACGCTATGATTTTTTTTAAACTTGGAGCTGACAATTGTATGTTAACACCGTAAGATCTCCATTGTTGTTTCATTATATTTAACTCTAACAACAATGTTGAATATTGTCGTTGAGATATTTCGTTTGTTTTTATTGTTATAGTTTTTTCTTTCATACCCAGAGACTAGGATATTTTGGGATGCTTGTCAACGGCCTTGTCGGTTGTATTTTTTATACGATCGTTTCTTAGATTTATTGAGGTTTTTTGTGTGTCTACCTGGACGTTTACGAGGTTTTGGACGTGGCACAAAATTTGTAAATTTACGCTTCGCCATCGAAATATTTTTCTACCTGTGATTGTAATGATTGTTTAGTTAAGTGAGGTATATAACTTATAACACCATTTACTTTTTGTTCTAAATCTGTCCCACATGTTAGGCATCTATAAAATTGTTTTGTTATGCCAACTAATGGTGTGTATTCATCACACGTGGGGCAGATCCCATTAACTATCTCTGCTTGTATTTTGAAATTTTTTCCGGTCATAAACTTTATTAGATCGTACCACACGCTGGTGGTAACGTCTATCTTTTAATTCTTTTGCGACTTTATTTGAGGTGGAGTTTTTTGATTGATTTTTCACCTAAATATATTTCCGTTTCTGCTTCACTACGTATGCATTTATACGATATGTTAGG